TTATTTGGGGACCTCAATAGTCTCACGCTTGGGCCTTTGCCCACCTTGAGCAGGTTTCAAAATGACAACACGGCAGACCGCACGGCCACCCGAATTGACTTCTTGCGCACTTACAAGTGTCGCCCCGTTTTGGGCGGCTACTCTGTTTCCAGCTGCCTGACAGCTTCCGCTTTGCGCCAGCAGCAACTCATTTGCCATGGAACCGCCGGGCGCAAACGCCAAGCAAGCGACAAGGGCAAATGCCAATTTGTGACGTTGTTTCTTCATCATGATTGAGTCTTAACTGACGTTGTCTGAATGGAAGCTGAACGCAGTCACTTCAATGCATGCGTGGCCGTGACCCGTCCAAAGATTGCAAAGACTCCTGCTACAGCAGCGACTGACTGAAGGACAGCATCCGTCAGCAAAACCTGATCAACAGCTCCTACTGGCAGGCCCAACATGCCGCCCAATGTTGCGACGACACTTATGGCTGCGCTCCAGACAGTTTTTGATAAGTACCACGGCTTCTTTTCGGTCATCATGAATCCTTTCATTTGATGATGATGTTCAAGCTGCAAGGCTAACTGTTGCAGGTACACCTGCACCAACTGCCCTACTGATTTGCGCAACAACTATTGTTAGCGGGTTGGCCAGGTTGATGCCGGCGGCAGTAAGTGCGGCGGCGCTCAGACTCAGCTGATTAGTGTCTGATTCCCACTGGCCAGCCACAGAACCATCTTCAACGCGGACGACATAGCGCTCGAAATCCTCATCAAGCGGGATTTCAACGGCCGTCCAGTCATCAGCTCCGCGCCGGGCACGTCGTATCCATTGGATCTGCAAACCAGCATCGCTAGTGCGGGTGGCGGTCAGGTGAACAGGATTAAGCGGCAACCGTGCCCGCACGCCGGGCGTTTTTACAGATGTCTCGAAATAGCGATCGGTGAATGGCCTCCCGTTTTCGCCCACCCTTAATGAAATCTCGCGTCCGACTTCGTTGGCACGAATTCCTGCGGGCTGTATGGCGCTATCCAGAAGCACGAATTGAGCGCCAACATCTGCTTCTTGTCCAACCAGGTCTTCAGTACCGCCTAGGCCTCTGAGTAGTCTGCTCAGCTGCCATACGCCAGGCTCGATTTCTTCAACCAGCGAGAAGCTGATAATTTCCCAACTTCCCGACTTTTCTATCGCGGCCAGGTTGTTGCCACCCAGCGCCGCCTTGTCTGTAAGACTTGCGAACTCACCTGCGGCGACTTCCATCTCAAGCACGTTTGCCATATCCCAAGTGGCAACACTTCCGTCGCCAAGCGGTGACCTTAGCGTGCCAAGTACTGCATCGTCCGGCAACTCGGTTCTTAACGTATGCTCCTTGCCATCAACCGACGCATAGACCACAGTTGAGCGCGAGGATGGGCGCACCGCTGCAACCATGAAACACGCGTGGTCTTCAAAACTCTCACTGGCGGGCAAATCCAGAAACACATGTTCGGGAATGCTTCCAAAATCGCCGCTCAACGTTGGCGAATCCAGACCGTAAAATCCATTATTCTCAAACACATAAGCGCTGTCTGGGCGATAAGCTCTAGCTGCTACGCTGAGTCGATCGCTGAGCTCAATTCGCTCAACAAGCCATAGCTTGGCGTTTGTATCATCAACAAAAGAAATAAGATCGCCCGTCTGGAGACCGACCCATTTGAGCGACAGATCAAATTCTACGCTTGAAGCAAGTGCCGACGCGCGCGTTGCCCAAGCGTGGGCGATCTGTTGAGCCATTGCGTCTCTAACAACCCCTGGTGAAGTTAGTTGAGTTTGAAACTCACCTGCGGATGCTAACGGGCGCACGGTCTTTGCCAAGCGTTTGTACTCATAGAGCGGGTCGCGGAAACTAACCAGAACAGACGAAGGCACTTCATCGCGCTGCGCATCCACGAAAACCCGTTCGGGCTTATCAGCCGTCACTACCAAGTCTTCAGTTGGCAGCAAGTTGATCCGGTTGTTTTGCGTCGGCTCGACTACTATCGGATTTGAAAGGCCATCATCATCGCGCACCACAACGTCAAAAACTGAGACCAGGGGATCGATTACCGCGCGGGCATCTTGCGGCGATCCAACAACCATACCGTCCATGGTATTTGGAATGTCACCGACAGCTACGTTCGCGACGCCGAAATCTGCCATTACATGTCTAATAGTCTCTCTCAGCGGCGCTGTGCCCAAGCGCCCGTTCAGCCAATGACCTCCATGCCAATTACTACCATCGCCCCAAATGTCAGCAGAAATCGGAAAGGCCGGGTATGGGCGGGCATCCCAGGCCCATGCATAAATGTGGTCAGGATCAACAGGCGCATCGGGTCCAGAGACTGCCTTCGCTTCGACCCAATGCTCCAGATGCGCCATCAAGAAAGCGCGTTGTTCGGCATCGCTAAGCGCTCCTGTTGCGCCTTTTGGTTTTGCATTTTCGCTTGATTTAGCGTCCGGAAACACATTGGGTTGGACAGCGCCACCGCGCAGAGCGGTACATCCTGTTTCAAGCAGGTAAATTGGCTTACTTTTTGGTTGCCAGTTGCTGGCGCCCTGAACTTCAACACCTGCACGACGATCATGGTGCGTGTTGGCCCACCAACTCGTCAAATCTTTAAAGCGGAAAACCCATGGCTTGTCATAAGCACCATCAGAGATCGGTGTTCTCACGCGATTTTCTCGATCCGCATCAGACGCATAGTACCAATCGTAACCTTCGCCGCCTTCAATCTGAGCCTTCATCGCTTGATAGTCTGCGTGGTGAGCAAAACCGTCTGGATTATCGGCGCCAAATGCATCGCTCTCGCGCCAATCGCTAACGGGCGCGTACATATCGATACCAACAGCATCAATTGAGGCAGCCGACCAGAGTGGATCGAGATGGAAGTACACGTCGCCTGAGCCATCATCTGGTTGGAAGCCAAAGTACTCTGTCCAGTCGGCCCCATAGGTAATTTTGGTACCAGGGCCCAAAATAGTTCGCACATCGGCGGCCAACGAGATCAATGCTTCAACAAATGCGAATTGATCGCCATCGTCACGAACCTGAGACAAACCGCGTAATTCGCTACCGATGATAAAAGTGTCTACACCTCCAGCCGCCATCGCGAGATGGGCATAGTGCAATATAAAAGTACGGTAGTCCCAGCCGACGCTGACGTCGGCACTCACACTCGTTCCATCGGTTGAAAATGCATTGGCTTGCGTTGCGCCAACAAAGGCTTCCAACTGATCGCGCGCAGCCGCTGTTCGCTCGACGGTACCCACCTCTCCTCGTGCAGGATGACAGCTTATCCGGCCGCGCCACGGGTAAGCGGGTTGCGTTAAAGCGCCATTATAGGGAGACGGAAGGGCGTTATTTTCCGGTATATCCATCAATAAAAATGGGTTGAGCGTGACTGAAACACCGCGTTGTTTCAGGTCTTCGATTGCCGCCACAACGCTGGCATCAGTGGGTGTACCACCATACGCAGCATCGTTAAAATGACGGCTCACCTCGCGAACATCACTACTGGACCGACCTCTGCCTGACACGCGCCAAGTCTTTGTCTCGCTGGCGCTGGAACGCTCCACAACGCCGGGACGGATCTTACACTCGCCTGCCCTTAGATCATCGCCGAACCATGAGACAACGAGTGATACATTTTGCAGGTTTGGAGCAACTGAAAAGAGTTCGTCGATGGAAGCTTGCCAATCCGTCTCGCCGAACAGGATGTGACGGTTGACCTCAAGCGTTTTCTTGCCTGACTTTTTGCGCACAGGCTTCGGATCAAGACCGTGCTCAGTGGAGCCCGGGATGATCGAGATAGCTTTTAGCTTACCCTCGAGGTCGCCCACCACTCGAATGATCTCAACCTCGATTTGCGGAATGCGGTTGCCAAAGCGCTCAAGATCAAGGTCTTCAAACACCAAATAGGCGAGACCACGATAAGCAGGCGCGTTCCCCTCTCCTTGCTTGGCTACAATCAAAGCGTCCGGGTTTTGATTTTCGTTTCCTTTGTAAAGTCTGAAGTTGATTTCCGTCTGATCAATCTCTTTACCATCCGCCCAAATACGCCGGATGCCATTGATCGGTCCCTCACAAAGCCCGACCGCAAAGTTTGCGCTGTAGGTATAGGTCGTAACAGTGCTGCCGCCGCCCAGTGCCTTTCCACCCTGGCGCTCGCGCTTCTTGGTTTCATCAAACCGTGTAGCCCAGACTACCGCGCTGGAAACGCGAACGGTTCCATAGACACGGGGTATAGCGGCCCCTTCCTCGGCCGCCATCGCTGGCGTACTATCAAGTCTTGGCCCTTCCATGTCTTGCGACGGTGAAAACAATTGCTGGTCGATAGAGTTGCCAGCCATGGCACCCAGAGCAGAGCCAATCGCTGTGCCCCACGGGCCAAAGAAGCTGCCGACAAGACTGCCGGCGGCTTGTAAAACAAGTGTTGCCATTAAAACCTAACTTTTTGTTTGAAGTGGTGGCGCAAAAACGCCAACCAACCGACGGTGCCACCAGGCGTGGAGATTTACTTCGCCAACGCAATGGCGCTCGGCCGCGTGGATCATTCGGTTGGCACCACTATAAATGCCGACATGTTTTGCCATTGCCTCCGGTCGGATTCGGAACAACAAAATGTCGCCCGGCAGAGCTTCTTCCAAGCTCTCAAGCTCTTTGCAGCGAGCGCGGCACGCGTCCAGCAAAAGATCGAACGAGCCGACCTCTGCCCAATCTTTGGTATAGTCGCGCCGGTAATCTGGTTTTGAACCATAAACATCTGCCCAAACGCCGGCCACAAGACCCACACAGTCCACTCCAACACCACGCCTACAAGCCTGATGGCGATAAGGTGTGTTGATCCATTGACGCGCTGCTTCAGCCCATGACGCCGATAGAGTTGCCCTGTCAGGGTACGATAGGCGTGCCGTCATGACGGGTTTCTTCATCTACATAGTTCAAGACTTGATAGTTGCCCGGCATATGCGGAAAACCGCGAAAGTTGATGGCATTTAAGAAGCGGTCTCGGCAGGTAACAAAGGCGCGGTTACATCCCTCAACCAAAACGGCCGTCGCTGGTGCCAAAAAATCGGTCGATAGGTTTCCCGTAAAGGTCAACCTACATCCTTCAACGGTGGCGACCGCTGTCTCGATCATCAATGGTGAGCTCTGATTATCGAGCCTGACCAAGCCTTCAGAAAACAGCGCGGGATCCAGATTAGCTGGCAAGTCCACCATGATCATATTTGACTGCAAAACTGCGGTAATTGTCGTTGCATGCGAAAACTCAGCTTCATTCATGCCGCACTGAGCGTCGCAGAAGCGAGCTGAGCAGCTTCTGGTGTAGTGCCGACCATTGGGTTTAGAGAGCAAGCCTGTCGCGCCACGCAGTTCCACGACAAAGGCTTCGCCTTCTCGACGGATTTCCCCCATCGTGTGAGTTCTCAACTTCGCGTGATTATTGACAGCACTCCAATCCACCATGAAGTGTTCAATCTGCGCATGGTCAAACAAGCCGTTTTCCACATCCTGATTACTGATAGCGTCAGAAGACAGAATGCCAGTGATGCTTGCGGTGTCAGAGTTTGTCCCAGTATTCGCTTCAAGGCCGCTGCGATCGACACCATCCATCGGACGACAATCGATATCATTTACGGTTAGGACGCGGTCATGGTCAGTTAACCCGATAACCGAACCATCGGTTCTAGTGACTACCCAGGCATTGCAAATTGTCGTGGAAGGCGATTGCAACGCTTGGAGCATTGCAGATGATAGCTGTCTCATTCCAACACCTCAATGAGCAATAGATCATCGATCTCACCGGCGCCTGCGTTGGTTTGCTGAAGCGTTAATATGTCATTTTGAAACCTGACCGGTGTATCAAAAGCACACCCCGCCGAAATCATCGTGCCTAGCGCCGGTGCAGACACAAAAGTGACCTGTCCGGTAGACGCATCGACCAAAATTTCGTTGGGATCAATTGGCACAGCATCGACAGCCACCACTACTGAATCTGCGATTGGCCTGCGGATTGGATGGCCGCTTGATTGCGCCAGCTGAAATACAGTGTTGCTGCCATCACCTGATCCAAGGTCAACATCCTGTGCCGTGATGGTCGAGCCAAACAGAGCTGTGCTGGTGCAAAAGGGATCACGAAATCTAAATGCCCGAAGGCTACCACCCCTCGCACAAAAGAAATCGAGGATTTCTTTCAACTCCGCAAGTGGACGCTGACCAATCGGAACATGATAGGACTTGCGCGCAAATTTGGTACGCGCATTACGGTTCTCAAAGCCTGAAGATAGCAAAACCTTGTCTACATTGAAGCTGGTTGTCACCGACGGACGCAAGGGCGTTCTCGGCTCAAAAAGGACATCGTCAAACATCGACCCTCACAAACTTCTACGGCCTCGACTCACTGCACGCGCGACCGTCGCGCTGAGCTGAGCTTCAGAACGTTGAAAGGACGCCATGTCCGGCGTCGAGATATTGACCACAACAGGTGAACTGCCTGATTGACCTTGGGCTGAAACACCGAGCGATCCATCTGAGCCCCGGGTTAGCGGCAAAATGGCTTCTGCTCCGGCTTCTCCAGCTACCCCCAGTCCGCTGCCAGTTACGGGGAAGTAGGACGGTTGCGAAACGACATAGCCGCCGCCACCAATGACACCGCCCTGCGCAAAGGGCAAAGCCGATTGCAGCGATGAAAAAACGTTCCCAGTCAATGAGTTGACCATACTGGACAATGGTTGAAGCCCGGCACTCAACGCCTGGCTGGACAGCTGTAAAGCGACATCCCTTAAAACGTCGGACAAGCTCTCACCGTCAACAATGGCAGACTTGAGTGCGCTACCAAGCGTATTACCAAAGCCTTTGGCTTGCTTTTCCAAACCGGATAGCGCTGTTTCAAAAGCACTGGTATCGGCAATGACCGACACCTTGAATTCGTCTTCCACTTCAATGCCTTTCGTTGACTGTCTCGTGCCTTTCAATGAGCTTGCGCAGCGATGATAGCGACCGAGAACCTGCTACGCCCACGCCGTGCGCACGCATGGCAGCACTTAGTTCGAAGGGAGTTAGCGCCCAGAATGCCGCAGGTGACATTCGCAAGTGACCAAAACCGAACGCCATCACATCACCCCAGGGAAAAGGGCTGTGCTCAACTTTTGACATGCGCGGTCTCGCTAACGTCGCCGAATGTAACGGCCAAAAGCTTCGATACTATCTCTGCATACCCGCGCAGCCCCCCTTCACAATCGAGCTGCTCAACCTCTTCGCGCGACAAGGTATTGCCGCCGCCGCAAAGCCCGGCGTGCAGCAGAGTAACCAAATCTCGCGCCGAGAGCCGTGCGTTTGCGAAGCGACTACCAAGTGCTTGGAGATCCTCGACGCCAAAGTCGGCTTCCAATTGCGCAAGGGCACCAAGCGTCAGGCATAATCTGCGCTCGGTCCCACCAAGCTTTGCACTCACCTCTCCGCGTCGATGATTGACGATCATGCCAAGACCTCAAAAGCGAGCGCCCCGGCGCTTTCCATTGCGATGTCGAATGTGACCTCGCCATCGAATGTTCCTGCATATTCAAGTGACGATATTTGCCAAAGACCGGTCAGCGTGCCGAAGTCCGGGATCAACAATTGCCAGTCCGCGATTTCACCGTTGAAAAAGCGCGTGCGCATAATCTCATCGCTGGTTTGATCCTTGAATATTCCCGAGGCGCTCAACGACGCTCGACGCTGGCCCGAGCCCCCCAATAATTCGCGCCATCGGCCATTGGAGTCAGCATCAGTGATGTCTACACTCTGGGCATTTAGCGTCAGACGTTTCGTCCGGAGCCCAGCAATAGTTGTCGTGGAGTTGTCCGGTTCAACGGACTTTAAAAGCATATCCTTGCCAGCCTGCGCGGTCATGTTTTGCCCCTATGCAATTAATGGGAGTAACTAGTTTGGTTCTGTGTTCAGGCGTATGCGAAGCCGTGCAACAAAGGCACGGCTTTGACGGTCGTGCGAAGTCACACATCCGAGCCGAGAACGCGACGTGATCAGCGTTTCGCTCGCATTCCAGTCATCTGAGAGCAGCAAAAACTCAATGCGTTCAGCAATGCTGATGCACTGTGATCGGTTTGTAGCTCTGGACCAGACTTCAAAGAGTATCGTGTGTGCCGCACCACTGATTAGGTCAGTAGAACGATCAGTGCTTTCAACTGATGCCAAGAGCGCGAATGGGAAGCTGCGCGGCCTTGGCATAGCATCGACAACGCCGCTGCCTGAAACCAACAAGTCCTGAAGCGTTTGATCTTGTGTCAACCGAGCAAAGAGCGCTTCATGCACATCATTGCTCAACATTACTATCAGCCTTGTTGGTTGGGGAATTCGCGGTGTCAGCGGCAGCGCGGTCGGCATTTGCGGTGACGGCGCGCCTTATTGCTTCGATCAGCATGGTAACATTTGTTTGTACGATTGCTTTCATGTGCCTGCCTCATCGCTTCTGGTGGTGCAATAGAGGCGCTGAAATCGCTGTGTTCCATCAGGATCGGCAACCGCATTAACGTACCATGTTACATCGCCAACCAACCGGTCGCCGACCTGACATGGATTAGCCATTCGACGGCGGACCAGTATATTGCCTGATCGATCCGGTTCATCTGCTTGCGCGCGAATGTTGGTTGTGACTCCGGAGCGTTCATAAGCACCCCAAGCAATTCCGCGCTCAAGCCAGCTTGTTTGCGGGGCACCATGCATATCGTTTTCCATGCTCGGCGATTGGTGGCGGAACGGAACCTGCAGATCGTTCACATTTGCCATCAGAGGTCTAATGATCATGCGCCTAATCCGATCATACGAAATGACGCAACAAGGCGCTTATATTGATCCGGAATGGAAACCGGCTGATCTTTGGGGGCAACGTCAGCGCGGAATGCATACCAGTGGGCAACGAGAACCAAGAGAGCTCGTTTCAGCGTGTCGGGAACTTCCAGTGGCGTGTCCCCAAAACCAAATTCGATATCAACTTCAGCGCCGTTTGCAGCAGCATCCTTAATGGCGGCTGTATCAAAGCAGAGTTCGGCTGGTCGTTTCTTCGCTTCCAGCTCCATCAGGTCTGGTTCAAGCAAAGAGGCGTTTCCATCACGGTCAAATGCAGTCGCCGAATTAATGCCGATCACCGGATATCGATGCACGCTATGAACTGATGCGACATCGTCCACATAATAACGCCAGGTCTGGCGCACCGCGCAGACGCCGTCATTGTCATTCAAAAAGCGGGTTGCTGTGCCGATGAGATCCTCGATTAGACCGTCTTCTTCATCGTGTGTGATGCGCAAATGGGCCTTGGCTTCAGCCAAGGTAATGGGTGCGACCGCAGGTGGGTTCACAAGCGTTGATGCCATGGAGGTGTTCCGAATCTTGAGCGTTTAAAATCTGGGGCGGACGGCGGCGCGGGAGGATCGCCGCCGTCCATTCAGCGTCTTGCACGGCTGGGCTGGGAGGAGAGCCCTTCGCGCTTAATCAGGCGCTGAACTGTATAAACTTGAAGGCGTCGAAGTCTTGGACACCGCCGCCGACACGTTTCGTCGTGTAGAAAAGCACGTACGGCTTTGCGGAATAAGGATCCCGCAACACGCTGATCCCAGCTCTATCAACAACCAGGTAGCCTCGGGCAAAGTCGCCAAAAGCTATCGCATTTGCGCCGTTGGCAATGTCGGGCATGTCTTCGGCTTCACTGACAGCAAATCCCATCAACAGCGCCTTTTCTCCGGCGGTGGACGGTGGCTGCCATATGTAGTTTCCGTCAGCGTCTTTAAGTTTGCGAACGGCGGCCTGCGCTTTGCGGTTCATCAACCAGTTAGCGTTTTGGCGGTATCCGGCTTTCAATGCATAAATTGTGTCGATGAGTGTTGCCGCGCCTGCATCTCCGGTTCCAAAAGATCCCGCCTCACCCGTGGTTATGTGGCCGATATTGCCCCATGTCCAAGCGCTCTCATCAACGCTTGTATAGTCGGTAATACCACGCGGCTTGTTAACGCCATCACCGTTGATGAACGCAGCGCTTTCCTGTTCAGCAAACGCCGTTTCTATTTCGCCAGCAATCCAACTATCGATGTCGACAGCGCTATCATCAAGCAGTGAGGCGGTCGCTGCCGGCATTGCATAGAGCTCCATCGTTGGAAACTGCAGTTCCGAGAGTTGGCTGGCATTCGTTTCCGGACGCGCATCGGTTTCACCAACCCAACCTACTGCAGGGCCAGTTGTTGCGAAGGGCTTTTTCAAGACAGCACTCGTGACCTGCCGTACAGTCGCGAGATCACGCAACGGCGATAAAGCCGCCAAACGACTGCCGATTTCAGTCTCCAGCTCCGGCGGCACCAGGTAACCGCCATCAGGGCCGGAGCCATAACTCATCGACTTGGCTTCCAAGTCGCGAAGTCCCGCCTCCTGGCCAGATCGGACGTATCGGTCAAACGCGGACTTATGTATGGTTGAAGAGCGGCCAAAAGCCATTGCGCTGTTGTTGCCGCGGGCTGCCTTTTCCACCAATGCTTCCAACACGCGCTTTTGCTCATCAACAGCTGCGTTAATGTTATCAACTTTAGCGGCCGTCAGCGGATCGGCGCCAACCTGGCTTTCCAACTGCTGCAGCCGCTCGTCATTGGCTTGCTTGAACGCGTCAAACGCACGCATGAAGTCGTCAAATGCTTCGGCGACATCCTGTGCCTGACTGGTTGGCATTGCAGCGATAGGCACAGCTTTCCTGTTCGGTGCCCGCGCGGACACCGTTGGTTTATCGGTCATTTTGTTTTCCTTGAATTACGGGGTCATTTTGGAAGCTGCTTTGCGCATCACCGCAACAAGGTCTGCGCCCTTTGCTTCCGGCTTGATCGCTCCAGTTCCGGCATCCCGCGCGGTGGACAATCCATTGTAGCCCTTCGTTATGATCGTTCGGGCTTGACGTCTGGTGAACCCGGCATCGCGCACGAGCCACCGTTCTAAACTTCGTTTGCTGGGCAAACTTGAAGAAGAGTTTACATCGTGAACGCGGGCCTGAGGCAACATCGGAAATGTCACCACAGAGATCTCCCAGAGGTCAGCCTTTGTTATGTGCCTCACACCGGTTCGACGATCGGTAGCGGCTTCAATCGCCTTGAAACCAATTGATAGGCCATCAAGTGCGCCGGTACGTAGCATTGACAAGACTTCGCGGCCCTTTTCGACATTGACGTCGATAACGCCCTTTACAGCCAAGCCGTAAGCATCTTCCCTGATGCTTATCCAATAGCCAATTGGTTCGTTGGGATCGTGTTGAAAAAGCATTCGGATGCCAGCAGCACCCTTTTCTTCCAGACAGTCCTTAAAGGCGCCCGGCGCGACCACCTCTTCTCCAAGGTCGACGATGTCGAATACACTGGCATAGCCCGAGAAGCGCCCGTCTTCTTGGATACTTAGCGCATTTGTCGATACGAATTTTCGCGTAAGTTCCGTCATTCCGCTTGTTCCCCTTTGTTGGTGCTCTGGTCTTGCCTAACCAAACCCGAGGGCAAATGCGCTGCGCGTAGCAAGAAGCCAACAACCCACCATATTGCAAGTGAAGCTATGGCTGAGCCCATCAGGACCGTTTCGACCTCGCTGAGCAGGTTGGAAATGCCAAAGTCATGCGCCAGTTTGACGCCCACCGTCGTGCCGAAGACAAGCCCGCCGGCGACGCCGGTAAAGAACCTGATTGCCGCATCGCGCCTACCTTGTGGAAGCACGTAGGCTATCGAAATGGCAGAGCCCACAACTGCGCCAATTGTTTTGGCAGCAAAGACGCTCATTGCTGCACTTGAAGTCTCATGCACGTGTCAGACACCTTCTTCTGGTAGGGGCGAGTAACCAACAGCTTCGCGTTTTTCTGCGCGGGTCAGGAACGAGGCTTCTTCCAGTCTTTTCCAAAGGCTGTCGCGCTCATAAGCCAAGCCCTCAATCTGGTCGGTGTCGATGTCGTATCGAAACCCTGCTCCATTTACCGGCTCAAGCCATTGCGTAAACGATGCAACGACACGCCGAAGAAGCGGCAACACTGTCAGTCGGTAAAACGCACGCTGTGCTTCCTGATAGTTTGCGTAGGTGTTATCGCCGGGTATGCCGAGCAACATTGGTGGAACACCAAAAGCCAGGGCAATTTCCCTGCTGGCAGTGTTTTTGGTCTCCACAAAATCCATGTCGGACGGGGTCATCCCCATGGCTTTCCAGTCCAAACCACCTTCGAGCAGTAAAGGTCGCCCGGCGTTTTTGCTTCCAGAGAAACTGGCATCCAACTCGCCCTTCAGCACCTCGAACTGCTCAGGTGTTAGGCTGGAGTTATCTGCCGGCGCATAGATGAGTGCACCGCTTGGCCGTGCGGCGTTGTCTAGAAGTGACTTGTTCCAAAGCGCCGCTGAATTGTGGACATCGAGCGCCGCGACCGCGGCCTGTAAAGGAGACTGTCCATGTATATCGCTCAGCGGGTCGATTAGCTTGAGATGCAATGCTTCACCAATGCTTCCAACGTCACCGAGCATGAGCGTTCGTTTTTTACCTTCGTGCGATACGCAAACCGATGTTGGCCAGCCAGCCATATCGGTATCAATTGTGACCCTGTCCGAGCGCAGCACAAAAAATCTGTGGCGCCCCGATACCGGCTCCACGTGCTCTACAAATGCATTGCCGGAAAGCAAAAGGCTCGTGATCAGTTTTTCGAGGAACTCTTGTCGTGTTTCTTGACCGTTTGGCCTTTCGACAAGTGTCATCCCTTCATGGGCACTCGCTTCTTGTGCCCCCTGATACCCGACCCATGGCACCGAGGCGGCCGCTTCGCTGATCATTCGAACACATCGGTAGACAATTGGATTGCGGCCGTAACCTTCGGAAGCCATTGCTGCGAAGTGGGTTGGCGTGTTCTGCACCTGCCCCATCGCATAAAGGGATGCAAAAGCGCTTTTTGTGCTTAGTTCACCGCCTCCGACTGGATGCGATTTTTTCTCGCCTGCATGTTGATTGCGCGTGAACCAACGCGCTAGCCACTTTGAAGCGACTTGCTGTTTAGTCATCATGTCCCTTTCTCGGGCGTTCAGATCGGTCGGATTTTCGGCTTGATTGACCCATCACCAACCAAGGCAGAGATGGCCCATACCAGTGCATCAACACGGTCCGGTGAATGGCCGCTCGCAAGCCCCGAGGGATCGAAATTGCACATCTCGTCTTCGAGCTCGGCGTGCGTACCCAAATGCGAAACTCGCCCTTGCTCATAAAGCAGTGAGACGGGCTCAGCCCGCATGTACTTACTCTTTCTCGCGTGGACGCTCGTAACATGAACCGACGGGTCGATGTTTCTGATCATGGTTGGCACCAGCTCACCACCTTGATTAGTCTCTGCAATAACGGTGTCGGCACCATGATGATGATAAGCTTCGCAGACTTTACGCGCCCATCTCGATGGAGAAACAGACTTCAACGAATGGTCACCAAGAACCAAGATCTTGCCATCATCGGCCAATCCCGCCGCAATGATCCCACAAGCATCTGAAGTTGACTTGCTTGTTACGGGAGGGTCTACCGCAACGACAATCCGCTTTAGCGTCGGCGCGTTCTTGCTTCTGCTTTGATCCAACAGTTTGGAAGACCAGAGAGCGCCCTCGCGTTCTTCAAGATACTCGCCTTCCAATTCCTGACGGCCCAGTCGTGTGCCACCATATTGCTTGTTCATCGCAGCCAGAAAGGGGCTGGCCAAATTGGCTGCGTTCTCAGAAGTTGGCATATGCGAGACGCAAGTGTGCGGATCATCCATAATTGAACGCAGCAGCTTTGTCGGGCGTGGTGTCGTTGTCACCATTTGCCGTGGCCAGGAACCAAGCCTTAGTCCAAATTGCAGCATATCCCAGACCTGCTGCGCATTTGGATATTTTCCCAATTCATCTGCCCATGCGACCGAGAACTGCGGCCCGCGCAGGCTTTCCGGATCGTGGGCTGAGAAAGCTCGTGCAACACAACCATTGGGCCATACCAAACGGCGTCGTGAAGCTTCATAGACGGGCCGCTCAAATGCCGCGACCTGTCGAATGCCGGAAGGCCCGTCTATCATAACCTCGCGCACTTCATGTATGGTTTCTCCAATCAGTGCGATTGGCTCTGTGGGGACAGAAGCGGCTGGCCGCATGCCGGTCGCAAGATAGTGCACCCAGGTCGAGCCTGCCAAAGTCTTGCCGGATCCGCGCCCACCAATCAAAAGCCAAGTCAACCAATCACTTCTGCCCGGTGGCCGCTGGTTTTTGCGAAGTCGCCAAGTTGGGCAGTTGAGCACCAC